TTATGCGTAATAGTGGAAATGAATTTCTTTTTGCGCCTGGTCAACAACAATATCCAAAATAATGCTGCGGACCGCAGCACCCTTCACATCGTAGCTGACATCTGGATCAGAGAGAAGACTATATACATCTTTGATCCGGTTCAGAACCTCTTCCTCGGACGGAACATCATCCGGAGTGGAAGCAGCCAGCTCTTTTAGCCGTTCAATCTCGGCAAGCAGCTCCTGCCGTTCATTTGCAATTCTAAGTTTATTATCCTTGTATTCTTCAAGGGTGTCAATCCCAGATTCATAAGCATCCCGGATTCTGCTCTCCTTTACAGCAACACGGGATAGTGCTGCATCAAGGATGGAAAGCTCATCGGTGCCTTCGGAAGGCTGCTTTCTGATGTGCTCAAACTCGACAGTCCCCGATTCGATGACAGAGTGCAGGGAAGCCATTAAAGCGGCTTCTGCCTTTCGGACAGAGATCGACGCAGGACCTTTATGGATGCCTTTCGCGTATTTCCAGCATACGAAAGTGTCTCCACGTTTTTTTACACGACCGGCCCGGTTGAAAGAGAGGCTTGCACCGCAGATTGAACAATGGAGCAGACCGGAGAGCCAGTGCTTGCAGGAAGACACGTCCCGCCGATTAGCCGGGCGGTATTCCTGATTCAGGCGTTCCTGCGCCGATTCAAAGCAATCAGTGACGGAGGGACGTACTTCGTGGGTGCCTTGAAAAGAATACCCATTCCATTCAACCGTTCCGGCATAGAATTTATTATGCAGGATCCGGGAGACTGTCCGACGTTCAAAAGGTGTCCCGCGCTTGCTGGTCCATCCCCGCTCATTGCATTTTCTGGCGATTCCGGTCATGTCCAGACCGCTGACGTATGCCTGAAAAATATATTCCACGATCGGATACTTCTCTTCATCGATCACAAAAGGCTTTCCGTCACCTATAGCTTTGTAACCGAGAGAAGGAACCACCTGGTATCCGTTCCGGAGCGCCTTTTCGGTCATACCGCGGAGCACCTCTCCGGAAAGATTGTAAGAATAATATTCATCGAACCACTCAATGATGGATTCGATCAGCCTGCCGAACATCCCATCAGCAATCGGCTCTGATACACTTTTGATCTCCACCCCGCATTTCTTTCGGAGAACACCTTTGTAAAAGGTACTTTCTTCCTGATTGCGGGCAAAGCGGGAAAACTTCCAGAGATACAGACGTTCAAAGGGAGCCGGGCTCTGGGATTTTGCAACAGCAATCATCTTCTGGAACTCCGGCCGGTTTCCGGCTTTCCGTCCGGAGATTCCCTTCTTCTCTTCGAATATGTATTCCGGCGGAATAATAAAGCCGTCTTTTTTCGCATCTTCCAGGATCACACGGAGCTGTGCATCGGGGGACAGCTCTGCCTGATCATCGGTGCTGACGCGGATATAAGCAGCGCCGATCCTCAAATTTTGTGCCATACTATATCATCTCCTGTAAACCATATGGACTTTAGGGTACAAAAATAACAGCCACCGGAAAACAAATGTTCCCGTTGTCTTGGCTGCTCGAAGATGATACAATAGATTCTGTGATTGGTATGTCACATTGTATCTCTTCGGAGATATGCAAGCCGGTTTCCTGTTGGCGCAGGGGACCGGTTTTTCTTTTGGTTTTACAAGTCCTTGTATATAATAAAGTAATATGTTATTATAAGAACAAGTAATAAATCATACGAGCCTGCGGATCGCAGAAACGATGGAGTCTGTGTTCCAGCCTACGATCTCATTGGCATATAAAGATACATATGCGGGAACCATAGTATTTCCCCAGGGACGAATACCGAGGATCGGTTTTCCCATTCGGACGGATTCATCAATTTCATACTGCATCCATTCGCGGTAAGAAGTATACATACCTGCAATAACGATTGTTATTTGAGAAGGCGCAATCTTCTGGGTAATGAGTCTTCCGATTTCAGCATTAGTAGCAGGTGTTCCAGCCGGGAAAAGAGGTTTTTCAATTGGAGCCGAGTAATTGTAGTATGAAAAATACTTGGCTTTATCCAACAAGCCGACAAGATCTGTGTAGGCATAACCATATTTCCATGCATGACTGATAAATAATCTGTAATCGTATAAACTTGGCATTTTGCTCTCCTTTCAATAATTATGAGGTGATTAGATATGAAGTTTCGTAAAAAACCAGTAGTCGTTGATGCTTATCAAATCGATCATGAGGAAATAATTCATACGTTAGAAGGCGATATGAAAGCATCCCCGGGAGACTGGATCGTTACTGGTGTAAACGGGGAAAAATATCCCTGCAAGCCGGATATATTTGAAAAAACCTATGAGCGTGTTAAGTAGCATCCTGCGTTGAGTTACCCTTTTCCGCAGTGTTGATGCTTTTCCAATGGCGGTTTTCTGCAGACATGATCTCTTCCACATTTTTGATAAAAATATTATCAATAGTCTCATCGTTAGGATTATAGGGGAAGGACTGGGTCAAGTACAAATGCTTTTGATAGAGTAACATTTCGCAGGTGGAACGGTATTGGATCCAGTTTTCATGATACTTATATAATTTCGTGATGGATTCGATGATCACGATGATCGCACCCAGGAAACCAATGATTATAGGTATCAAATTACACGATGAGGTGTAACCGGACAGTAGAGGTATGAATGCAGCAAGAATGATTTCGGCTACCTGAAATTGCTTATATCTTCTTTGAGCCTCCACTGATTTTTTATCATACCATTCAATCTGAGGATCAAGCCGAGTTGAAATATATTCGTTAATATCCATTTCATACCCTCCGTTTCTGCATTTGCTATAAAAACTCCATTAGCAGCAGCTCAAGCCCTATTTGACAAATCAAATCCAATTCGATATAATATACTTAACAAGAGAACCGAAAGCTGGGTGAAGTCCAGCCGCCGGCGAGAGTAATTTGCTAAAAGTAGCGCCTTATCTTACCAGGACAGGGGCGCTACTTTTTGTGTTTGCTGAGAGTAAAAACAAGAGTAACGATTGAACAGATCATGCTCACAAAGGCGAACAAATCGCTATATGTAACCATGTATACCAGCTCCTTTCTAAAAAGTCCGGAAGCTGGAGTATCGCCCCTTCGGTTCCCCGGGTAAGTATATTATATTTTCATGGTTCGTTCTATATTTCCCAATACAATCATATAGTCATCAGTTTTTTGGGGGAGTTGAAATTCCCTCAAAATATGGGTGCAAACCAAGATAACATTTTGGACAAAATCCTCCATGTTGAGTGATGTCTAATGGTAACATTGGATATTTTTGGCTTTTTCCGCTGATAGAGAAAATTTCACCATCATATTTTCCGCATGTTGGACAAGAATGGCGCACACTCACAATAACCAAATCATTTTTAAATTGCTTATTCTGTTTTAAAGTTTCCTTTATCCTTGCAAGATTAGAAACACGTCTATCCTTGAATTCTGGATGTCGTTTATAAATTTTTTCCTCCTCTTCTTCTGCCAGAGTGATATCTCCTGTTTGCAAAATGTATTTTACTAAACGGAGATAGTCTTTCTCTAATAGAAGCGGGCGACTTTCATAATCAGATAACGCATTGGATTTCCGCAGACAAGCAATGGCTAAATCCATTCTCCCATTCTTTTTATGTTCGGTTGCTTTTCGCTGCAAGACGTAATAAATACAATCCTTTGTTGGGTCTCCAGTATTATAATTTTTAGCCGGAACAGGAATAGAATTTATACCGTTTAAAGAATCCATATCATATCGATGCGGTTTAAAAAAATTGAAAAAACTCATGAATTTCCCCTTCGTTTTAACCGTAATTCAAGTAATTGTTCAGCATAACCGGTCAGGCGGGCCAGCTGGCTGATCGTCAGATCGGGATGCTCGAAGATCACAGAGTCTGGAACCAGAAGCTCCATCGCGAAGGTGTCTGCTTCCCGCTCATATTTATCCGTGTTGAAGTGTGTTCTGGAATCCATAAAGATCGCATTCGCTTTCTTATGTAGGAACAGATGGCCTAGCTCATGAGCGAGAACGAAGCGCTGCTCTGCCTCTGTGAGGCGTTCATCCAGATAGATGAGATTGTTCCGCTGAAAGTATTGATAAAAGCCACGGACACCTTCTAGGGGATAATGGACTAGGATCACATTCATTCCTTTTACCATCTCAAATGGATCACGCGTCCCATACTTCCGGACAAGACGTGACACCAGTTTCTTTATGCACATAGAAATCAGTCCTTTTTATATTTCTTGGGCGTGTATTTCTCTTTGTTCTTTTTCTTGGCCATTTCCATTCCAATCTGCATTGCGTCCAGAATAGAATTGATCGCCTCCGGAGATGCCGGATCGCCATCAAACATCAGACCTTCCTGGGAAAGTAGCTGTTCTTTTGTCTGTTCTATAATTTTAGAGATATCTCTTTCATCACGAGTAGTAAGGCTTGTGTCATCATTTCCATTCAACAAATAATCCATTGTAACATCAAAATATTTGGCTACAGCGTTTAGCTTGTCTGCATTCGGAGTGGACTTGTCCCATTTTACGATAGTACTGTTACCAAACCCAAGCTCAGCTTCTAATGCAGGAAGACTAATACCGCGTTCTTGAGCAAGTTTTTTTACGCGGTCCTTTAATGTCATAGTATTCTCCTCTCAACACGAGAAAATAATCTCGAAAAAGTATTGACAAAAAGAAAATATTCTCGTATAGTAAGGGATGTAAGGAGAAAGTATTCTCGTACAGATACCACCAGTTGATAAACGACCAATTTAAAAGACTGGGTATATGAGAATATATTCACATTGCCTATTTGTATAATAGAATATTTTCTCCCAAATGTCAATAAGAGAATGAGATTATTTTCTCTTTGCGTAAATGATGGAGGTGAAAAAAGTGCTGTTTGACAATATTAGATTATTATGCAAGGCAAAGGGAATATCTGTTTGGCGCTTAGAAAAAGATCTTGGATTTTCAAATCGCAGTATCTGTAAGTGGAATAAAACAGATCCCGGAATTCGAAAGGTTCAGAAAGTAGCTGATTACTTAGGCGTACCGATTGAACGCTTGTTGGAGTAGAGAGGAGACGAGGAAGATGCCAACGGGATTATTGGTACTGGCATTGCTGATCGCAGTGTCGAAGTGGATTGTATGGCGTATAAGCTTCATGGCGGTGCTTCTGTATTATGGAAAACGTGGTCAGGAGCTTCTTACGGCAGAGACGATCCAGAAGTACCAGACGAAAGCAGCATTGAAGTCGTTAGGGCGTGATGGTAGATCCACAAGAACCTAGGACAAACGACACGGCATAACCTAAAGAGGGGTGGTGTGATGGAAATGAAAATAGTGAATCATATCAAGATCGATGGACAGGAATATCTGTTCGAGGAACTGTCTGATGAGCGAAAAAGAGATATAGCCTGTCTGATACAGGAGAATGCCATGAAGGCAGCAGGATACTGCAAAGTAACAAGAAAGGAGGCAGCAGGGTGAGATACAAGTGCGATAAGTGCGGAGACACGATCTATGTAGATCCGGGTGACGAGAGACTCTGCGATACCTGTGCGCAGAAAATCCGGATTAAATCGAAAGAACAGGAAAACTACTATGAGAGGTGGAGAAAAACATGGGGAAATGCTATTGCTTCGTGATCGATCAGCGGAAAGATCGGTTTGAACGGGCGAGGGAGAGAAGAAACCGCCGCCGGATCCGGGAGGCTCTGGCGGTGTGGAAAGCAGCGATACAGATTGTGTGGGCACTGGTTATTTTGATGATGACAGCGCTTGGAATTCTTGTCACTCTGCTGGCTGTGAGCAATCGTATAGGCGTCAGCTGTGTCGCAACAACATTTATTATGTTCGCAGTCGGCGGACCGATCGGCGAGGCGTTGATGGGCGGAAAAGAGTAAAAAAATAGGAGCTGTGGGGACAGCTCCAAGGTGCGTGTGCTACGCAAAAATCTCTACATACAGAGTAGCACAAAAGCACCGAAAAAGCAAGGAAATATCGAGCCTTTATGGGCTTGATTAAGGGACTAACTTTAGAGGTACTTGTGATGTATAGAGAAATTGTATATAAGGCAGGAGCTACCAGGGAGACGATCCGATGCTATCCGAAGGGAATGAGAAAAGGGGTAGAGAGAGGGGAGTACATCCGGAAGAAGAGCAAGGAGGAGATCCGGGAAGCGAATAGAAGGCAGGCGAGGAGAGATCTGGAGAGATTAATGAACGCCAACTTTAAGCCGGGGGACTGGCATGTGGTCCTGACCTACAGAAAAGAAATACGACCATCCCCGGAGGAAGCCCGGAAGGAACTGGAGAACTTTCTTGCAAGGCTGAGGAGAAGATATCGGAAGTTCGGATTTGATTTGAAATACATCGTGGCAACAGAATATGTTTCGAAGCATATTCACCACCATCTTGTCGTCAACAACGTCAACACAGGGACGGAAACGACAGCGGATATGGTCCGGATCCTCTGGACACAGAAGAAGAACGGTGAGATCCGAGGGAACCCGAAGTTCACGCAGCTGTACAGCAACGGAGAGTATAGCCAGCTGGCAGATTACCTGATCAAGGAGACAGAAAGAAGCTTCCGCCGGGAGGATAGCGCTGTCGGCCAGAGATACTCGAGCTCCCGGAATCTGATCCAGCCGAAGAAAACGGTCAAGGACAAGCCTAACAGGACATGGAAGACGGACCCAAAACCGAAGCCAGGGTACTACATTATCCACGAGAGCATCTATAACGGCGTCGATCGCATGGGATATCCGTACCAGAGATATGTAGAAGTAAAACTGAATCCCACAGATGCAGACTGGGAAGTAAGAAGACCACCTTCGGGTACATGTCACAGTGAAACCCGTTTACATAGCAAGGCCCGCCGGAAATCCCGGCGGGGGAAAGGAGTAGGAAATGTTTGAGAAATTCGGAGAATTTGATTACTATGAGGAGATCAACCGCGCGGCGGCCGCGCAGCTAGAGGAAGGTGACACGGAAGCCATCTATGCGATCGCGGAGGAGAACGGGATCGATAGAGAGGATGCAGAAGAATACATCGATGGTGATGCGGCGGAGCTTGTGACTGCGCTCATGGCAGCGAACGGGAAACTGAAGGTCGAAGCGGCGGAACTGCAGCCCAAAGAGATCATGGCGGACTGGCTGGATTACATCCAGATCCAGTGCTTTGAAGATCCCGAGATGCGTCTGGCAGTGCGCAGGAAGGGAAAGAGCCTGAAGGAGTGCATCGGGAAGCTCGTGAAGTGGTCCTTAGAACATGACGAGAACGTGGACAAGGACATCATCAAGGCAGCAGGACTGCCAGAGTGGGCGCAGAAAGGCTGTAAGCTCGGGATCCCCGGCATGGGTACGGCAAAGCAGCTGATTAAAGAGTATTATCTGGGAGGTGGAGAGAATGCTGGTGTATAAAGCGACAAAGGCTGATATGACCTGCACGATGGGAGATGGAACATTCCAGTATATGCTGAATGTCCCTGCCCACGCAGACAGTACGAAGTGCGGAAACCGCGGTCTCCACGCATGCGAGTATGTCCTGGACTGCTTCCGGTATTACAGTCTTGATGATCGGATCTTTAAGGCAGAGGCAGAAGGTCCCATCGATGAGGACGGAGAGAACACGAGGATCGCGTGTGAGCGGTTGACACTTACACAAGAACTCACGCGGCGGGACATCGTGAAAGAAGCAATAAAGTATATGGTCCGCCATCCAGAGCGAGAGTGGGAGATGGACAGGTATCGCATAAAGGTCCAGAAAGACAAAGCAGAAGGGAACGGCGATGGGATTGTGATCGCCAGAGGAAAGAAGCCGATGGCACGAGGAAAGAAGGGGGATATTCTGGCACTTGTGATGGAAAAAGAATCGGGATGGTTCCAGAGAATCGCCATCGGCGAAATAGATGGCAAGAATGGAAAAGAGGGCATCTGGTATAGCATTTTACCGGATGGGCGTACCGTGGAGGTGGTGGGATGAAGATTAAACAGGGAAAGAGCCTGCCGATCCCGGAATGCACGCTTGGAGGGAAGCGGATCATCGCGGCAAGGACCACGGATCTCCTGATCCTCGACTGCTACAAGGACTGCGTACATGTGGGACGATACCTCATGAATGTCGAAACCGGAGAATATGGAATCCTGCGGGGAGATATATACACCGCAGAGAAGCTCATGCGGGCATTTGAGCAGGACTACTGGTATGGCAGTATCGAGATCGATCTGGAAGACCGGGACGAAGAGATCATACAAGAGGCGCTGCGGTCCAAGATGAGATATGCGCCGCAGAGTGCCGTGTATCTGATCGATGAAGTGGAAAGAAATTATCTATCCGACAAAAGATGGGAAAAGGAGCGGAGAAGAGAGCAGCGCATAAAAGACCTGATGGACAGTGTCCCCGAAGTCCCGGAAGGCTTTGAGGTGTGGGCAGCAGAAGCAGTATGGAAAAAGCCTTATCCGACATACAAAACCGATGATGAGTACGCATGCCCATCCTGCGGGAAAAAGATCGCACCGGCCATGATCAAGGGAGTACGACACAATGACGTGATCACCTGCGCATGCGGGAAAGACCTGCAGATCAAAAAAAGAGGGAAAAAGACGGAAAAGTGGAGCCGGGTGATGCTGATCCAGGAGACCACGGCCGGGCAGACAGTACTAAGGTATTTTGATATCCAATCAATTTTTAAGGGTAAATACCGCATTGCTTTATCTGAGGCGATCCGGATATTTGTATCGAAGATCAGCCTGTTTGGGGGACAACGTCTAAAGATTTATTATAAGCAGTGCGGGCGATACGATGATTACGATGACTATGAAGAGCGCAATCCTGCCAACCGCACGACAGGGGATTGTTATCTGTACCCGGCGGGGATCGAAGAAGCCTTGAAGGGCACAGACTATACCAATCTGGGACGGCTGCTCTCTCAGATGGCATCGGCCGGAATCGAGGCACGATACAATAAAATCATGATCTTGCACAATTGGCCAGATATGATCGGGCTTATAGAGTACCTGTTCAAGGGCAGATTTTACCGGCTCATGCAGGAAGAGCTCAGCTGCCACATGTGGTCAGACGGTACCTACCAAGGCACTCTGGATCTCAGGGGCAAGACGATCGAGGAGATCATGCGGATCGGAGACCGACAGAAGATCAACCGCCTCCGGGACCGGAACGGAGGAGAGCTTGAGAGGAGCTGGCTTGCATATGGAGATGAAACAGACGAGAGGATCTCCGACGCATTTCTGAAATTTGCTAGACAGGCAGGTCTGGATGAGAAAAATGCAGAATTTGCCCTTGGGAACATGTCGCCCGAACAGATCATGAACTACGTAAAGAGGCAGCAGGATACAAGCTATCCGGGGAAATCAGCATCGGAAGTACTCACGCAGTGGAGAGACTATCTGGCGATGTGCAGAAGGCTTGGGAAGAACATCAATGATGAGATGGTATACCGGCCGAGAGAACTCAAGCGTCGGCATGATGAGGCTGTGGAAGCAATCCGGAAGCTGGACATGATCGAAGAGATGAAGCGCAATGCGGAAGCAAAGGATCGCCGAGCAAAGGAACTCAGAGAGAAATATCTGGGCGCAGAGGAGATCCTAAAGGACATCGCATCAAGGTACGAGTACGAAAATGAGGAGTATAGGATCATCGTACCGCAGAATCTGGTGGATATCATGTCGGAAGGGAACGCCCTGCATCACTGCGTAGGAAGCACAGACCGATACTTTGAGCGAATCCGGGATCAGGAGACGTATATCTGCTTTCTGAGACGCCAGGAAGAGCCGGAACTGCCGTACTACACGATCGAGGTGGAGCCGGGAGGCACGATCCGCCAGCACCGGGGGATGTATGACGAGGAGCCGAATATTGAGGAGATCCGGGGATTCCTCCGGGAGTGGCAGAAAGTCTTGAAAAAGCGTCTGCACAGTAGGGACTGGCAGCTGGCAGCAGAAAGCAAGGTAAAGCGGGAACAGAACTTAGAGGAGCTGAGAAAGGCAAATAATGAGCGTGTCTTAAAGGGACTCGCGGAAGATTTTATGGAGGCAGTATAAATGGGACTGATTATACAGGAGAACGGAGATGTAAAGAAAACTGTAACGTACCGAGAGTTAAAAGTAGCAATGGACTCCGAGATGAGCAAAGCTGCAGAGAGCTTTGTCCGGATCGGATATCTATTCAAGATGGCGAGGGACACAGATGTCCTTCAGGAATCCGGATACACATCGTATCTGGAATTTGCGCAAAAAGAATATGGGATGGACAAGTCCCAGGTGAGTCGGTTTATCAATATCCACACAAAGTTCTCTGATCCAGAAGATCCGACAAGATTAAACGAAAAGTATCAGGGGTTCGGATCCGCGAAGCTGGCGCTCATGCTGACACTTCCGGACACAATCATAGAAGAATTGACACCGACCTTTGCAAAGAGTGATATCCAGGCGGTCAAAGAAGAAATCGAAGCTGAAGGGAAGGTATCCGATCTGGAAATCATTGCGGAGCAGGCAGAGACTACAAAGGAGCCAGACGGGCAGCAGGACGTCCTGCATCAGGTAGTGGATCAGATCCTTGACGGCGATCTCTATATGCGGATTAAGATCCGTCAGGCGCTCAAGTCAGCAAGGAAAGATGCTCTAATCCAGGAGATCCTGGCACCGGCGGGGGAAGCAATGCACTCCGTCCGGATTAAAGGTGTGGGGCGGCTGATGCTGTCAGTCAAGGGACTGGATACAGAGATCGCACTGATCAATGTCCGGAGTGACAGCAAGGAGATGTACTCATGGGAGGCAGTGATCCGGGCGGTCGAAGATTACTGCACCAGCCATACGGACCCGGAACCAGAGAAAAAAACGGAAGTTGCACCGGTGCAACCGGAAAAGAAGCCTGAAAAGCGGAAGATATCCAAGGTGACGAAAGCCAAAGGACCAGAGAAACTGCCAAGCCGCTCGCGGAAAGAGCCCCAGGAGGAGGCACCGTCAGAGCAGACCGCCCCAGAAACTCCTACAACGCCTGTAGCCATCCATAGCACAGCGCCCGCCGGATTTGTGGGGTATGAGAAAGCTGAGGAGGGAAACAGGCAGCAGGAGTCAGCTCAGACAGCGGAACCCCAGCTGGAAGGACAGATGGAAATCGAACAGTTCCCGCAGTACCTGCCAGATACATACATTAAATGTCATGATGGCAGTGAGGTACAGGAGAGCGAAGCTGAACGGATCCGGGCGGAGTGGAGACGGCATGTGGAGAACATCTGCACACCGATACTGACTTATTTACGCCAGCATCCGGAACTCATCCAGAAAATCACGATCACAGAGGAGGGTATTGTCATTGAGTAATAGAGCGCCAAGCATGAATACAGTACATCCAAGCGTCGATCCGCTGGGCGGTATATATCCGGCAGAAATCGACAGGCTCAAAAACAAAATAAAGCTGGGAGATCGCATATCCGTAACCACGATGAAGGGATATGTAAACATAAATCCGGACAGTACAAAACCAGGGATTGCACACCGGCGGGGAACCGTGATTGCAAAGCATAAGCATCTGATCGTGCTGGAGTATCCGGGAGGACTCACAGAGGCTTTCCGATGGGCAGAAATTGCGGATAAGGCAGCGATATGAAGAACCTCTATATGCTGAAGAACATCCGGACAGGCGTCATAGAATATGACAATCTGTACGCGCAGGACGTGCATGATCTGATCGGAATCAATAAAAGCTGCATAAGCAAATACGAAAAAAGCAAAAGCGTATATAACGGCACATGGCGGATCATGATGTCAAGCGGCACAGAGCTATGGACGGAGTACACAAGGGACGCATGGGACACCTACCGGAAACTGGTGCTCCGCGGCATGGCAAGAACAGCAAGAAAAGGCTGGCGCAGCTACGCAGAGATGATCCGTCATGGAGCGATACAGGAGGCAGAGGACAATGGCAAAGAGCATCATACAGGCGCGGACAGGACCGGCTGACCGGGAATGTTACCTGTGCCGGGAAGAAGCGGAGAGGAATGGATATTATGGGGAATTGTGTCACACAGGTCTCCATAAGCACCACTTTGTATACGGGAGGTTCGGGGCGTACCGGAAGAAAGCGGAACATTATGGTCTGTGGGGATATGTCTGCGAAGCAAGGCATCATGAGCACGGACCGGAAGCGCCGCACTGCAATAGCAAGGTGGATGAGCACCTTAAAAGAGTCGCGCAGCAGGCATTTGAACAGAAATATAGCCATGAGTTGTGGATGAAAGAGTTTGGAATAAATTATTTGGAGACGGTGTGAATGTTGAAGAAAGATGAAAATTAAGATAAGGAGCATTTATGACTTGTGTTGTTTTATGCAAAATAGATGGGAATTATTATCTTCGGCATATTATTCTTGGTATCAATCAAACAGATACTATAGAGAGCGTTAGGGGAAAGTATTATAAGGATTTTGACAAGTTACATGATGAGTTCTTTTTCTGCAAAGATAATGCCGAGATTAAAGAAATCCTAACCATGCATGGAATAAAGAGTTGGTAAAAATCGTTATACAAATTAAGATTTGAAGGAGTCGATAACTATGTTAATGATTCAAGATGGAATAGAAGTTTACTGCTTACCGGATGGCGCTTGTTGCGAGGTCGATGAGAATCACAGAAGCCCTCTGGACTTGGATGATTGCCCACTCGGATACGAAACATGCAACGGAAACTGCTTTTATTACGCAGAGTGATTTGAGATTTTTGAACACATAAGATCCGAGATTTTGACAAAATTGAATTAAGATAAGGAGCATTTATGACTTGTGTTGTTTTGTGCGAAATAGATGGGATTTATTATCTTCGGCATATCATTCATGGCATCAATCCAACAGATACTATAGAGAGCGTTAGGGAGAAGTATTATAAGGATTTTGACAAGTTACATGATGAGTTCTTTTTCTGCAAAGATAATGCCGAGATTAAAGAAATCTTAACCATGCATGGAATAAAGAGTTGGTAAAAATCGTTATACAAATTAAAATTTGGAGGATATGGAATGAAAAAATATGAATTGACAGCCGAAAGCATTGTAAAGTTCGGAAGAACACTTTTCAGAATTAAGGCTTTGGTAGCCTTTGAAAATGTTGAAGAGGGAGAGCTTGGAGGATTTGTCGAGAAAGAAGGAAACCTCGATCAGTCCGGCGATGCGTGGGTGTCCGGCGATGCGCAGGTGTACGGCGATGCGTTGGTGTCCGGCAATGCGCGGGTGTACGGCGATGCGCGGGTGTCCGGCAATGCGCGGGTGTACGGCGATGCGCGGGTGTCCGGCAATGCGCAGGTGTACGGCGATGCGCGGGTGTCCGGCAATGCGTTGGTGTCCGGCGATGCGTGGGTGTCCGGCGATGCGCGGGTGTACGGCGATGCGTTGGTGTACGGCAATGCGCAGGTGTACGGCAATGCACAGATATTTAAAATGTCTCATTATGTGGTTGCTGGGCCGCTGGGAAGCCGCGACGATTTCACAACATTTTTCCGCACAAAGCATCATACAATCGGCGTGAAATGCGGATGTTTTAGAGGAAATACAGATGAGTTACTTAAGGCTGTGGAAACGGTGCACGGTGACAATAAGCACGCACAGGCGTATAAAGCTGCTGTTGATCTGGCGAAGTTACAGATTGATTTAAGCGAGTATCCTCTGTGAATGGACTATGAGATTGATCAGGTAACTTAATAGCGGAGGATAAAAAACGGAAAAAGTAATGTCGGATTTTTTCGGCGAGATCTACATGAACGAGGCCGCTAAACGGTTAGAAAACAACCAAAATTAAGATTTGGGAAAGGAGACCTTAGATGGATAGTAGACCAGAGACAACAGCAATGTTGTCGCTTGCAATTCAGCGGCACATTTGCCCGAACAATGATCAAAGAATTTACTGGGCCAGGGAAGTGACTTTTGATTACTCAACTACAAATGCGGTTCGCGTGGATTTTATGAAATTCAAGCCGGTAAACAATACTGTGTCTGGCATAGAGAAGGGAGATTTCTATTGTTATGAGGTTAAGTCATCAGTAGAGGATTTCCATTCAAAAAACGGTCATAACTTCTTAGGAGACTACAACTATTATGTAATGCCAGAGGAAGTGTATGAGCAGATCAAGAAAGAGATTCCTTACCAGGTAGGCGTGTACGTTCCGGACGGAATGGATTATCGTGGCGGGTGGTACAACCTTAAAGCGATCAAGAAAGCAAAGAGAAAAGATAGGAGCAAGCCAGTGGCTGAAATGTTGTTGATGATGTTTCGTTCTGCGGCAAGAGATAGAAAAAAAGTTATTACCCAAACTGAAATTTGAGAAAGGAGAACCCATATGAAAAAATTAAGATTTGGGAAAGGAGACATTAGGTGGATAAAGGAATTGTAGAGGTTGAAATACCATATTCATGCAGAACTTGCGGGTACTGCGTAAAGGTACAAGGAAGTGATGAAAGAATTTGTATGCTGCTAAAGCCAACCGGAAAGTATTGCGGAGTAACTGTAGCATACAAGAGCAATGAGACGGCTATCATATGCCCAATAATCAAATGATGGAGAAATTAAGATGACAAGATTAAAGTCGGAGTTAAGATGTTGTAAGAACTGTTCCTATCGCAAAACAGATATTAAAAATCTCAGTTATTATTGTGCGAACCAATTATCAGAGCATTATCTGGAACGCATCAAAGACGATACGCTTATGCATCAGTGCAAAGGCGGAAATGCAAAGCTAAGGGGAAGATACCCAAACTAAAATTTGAGTAAGAGGAGACCAAGATGAAAGTGAAGATAGAGCCAAGGAAGGCTACTGATCGGGGAGGCTACTACTGCATGCCACTGTATACCAATATCCGGCATGGGAAGCCGGGATGGAGGATCACACAGTGTCCGGAGTGTGGGGCGAAATGCTGGAGGATCCCACTGGCAGAAATCGCAGAGGAGCAGGGGGCTAAAGGATTGTGTACGATGTGTGCGCTTAAGAAGGGAGTGGGAGCATGAAAACGAAGAATGAGCATAGAGCGCTTAAGAATCTCGTGCATAGAAAACGGGAAGGCGAGTATGAAGCCATGATTGCGGATCCTCGTCCTAAGAGCTGGAGCGCCGCACACCGGGCATATGATGGCATGAATATGGGTTCGAGGCATAGAGAGAAGGGAGGTGAGACCGATGGACAAGGAGATTCTGAAGCAGTACATAGATGCCTGCGAGCAGGTGAAGGAAGCGAAAGCGGATATACTGAGGCTTAA